TGATCGCCATACGTCCCCCTGTTACGCGGCGACGCTGGCGGCGTCGACGCTCAGTTCGATCCGATACATGCCGCCGCGATGCGTCCACACGATCGACGGGTCGACGTCGTCGCGTTCCATTTCCCGTACGCGTTGTTCGCGCGCGCTCGACATCCAGGTATACCCGGCGACCGTCAACGGAGCATTTTCGAGGAGCTCGTCGATCCGTTTCGCGGCCCCTTTCGAGTCGCCCGAGAGCGAGACGGCTTGCACGAGGTACAACACACTCTCGATCGCGCGCCCGCCGAATACGGCCCGATCGAGGTTCGCGAGGATCGACACGAGCACAAACTTGGTCGCGTTGTTCCCAGTCGCCAACGACGGCCCCGCGAGGCCGAAAAACACGCCGTCGGGCATGGCGGCGCGCAACGTCGCGTCGTTTTGCAACACGGCGATCACGGCGGCGTCGATATCGGAGGAGTCGACCATCACGCGTCCCCCGTCACGGTCAACCCGGCCTCGACGAGCAAGGCGCGAAACGCCTCGTACATCGCGCGCCGCTCCTCGACGTCGATCCGAATGAACGTGTGCCCCGGGGGCATCGCGCCCCGGTTCGCGCCGAGGGCGGTATGCCGGGCCATCGTGCCAAACTCGAACAACGCGGCGAGCGGCGACGTATTGACGACGATCGCGCTCGCCGTAAACGTCGACTCCTCGGTTTTGACCTTGAGTTTGTTCCGCAAACTCTTGTTGCCGTCGCCCGTGCGCGCGGGATACTCCTCGCGGATCCGGTTCATCGCGCGCGTCGCGTAGAACATGGTCAAAAACCGCGCGCGCTCCTGAAGGGCGGCGGGCAAGGCGGCGAGTTGATCGCTCAGTTCGGTCAACCCCTCGATCGTGAACGTCGAGCCCGCCATTAGTCGACGACCTCGACGCCGATGCATTTCAATTGCACGTTGCGTTCGTCCAGGTTGATCACACTTGTGAGCGAAAACGTGCGCCCGCGAAACACGACGCGCGTCAACGTCGTGACCTGCGCGTGATACGGGATCGTGATCACATGCGTCGCTTGCGTGATCACGGTCCCCGACGCGAGTTTTTCGAGGTCGCGCGCCGACGCGGGCGTAATCGACGCCTTGACCGTCGCGGGGACGAGGTCGTCCCATCCCTGAATCACGCCGCCGTCGCCGTCGGGGACGGGCAACCCGGGCGTCTGCAACGTCACGACGTGCACGCGTTGCCCGGCCGGGACGCGCCGCGCGAGGCCCGTCGGACTCATGCGAGGGCCGGATCCCGCAACCGGCGAAGCAAGTTGGTAATGGTTGGGTGTAAGTCGCCCGAGGTCGTCGGGGCACTATCGGCGTTGGGATCGTCGCCGCGAAACCGCCAGAGCTCGCCGACTTGGAGCAACACGCACGCGTCGACGATCGCGTTGTCGGGCCGGGTGTCGGCCTTGAGGTAATCGAGGATGATCGCCTCGGCTTGGGCGAGTTTCGCCGTCAGGTCCGCGTCGGTGTCGGCGTCGCCGGGATCGGTTGCGTCGAGTTGCAAATGCCGTTTGACGGCGACGAGGTCAACGGCCATTAGCGCGCCCCCACGAGGACGGCGGGCGCGTCCTTGCCGTCGCGGCCGCGTTTCACTTTGAGCGTCCAGGCGGGCGACCCGTCGCCGGGCCGCGCCGTCGTCGTCGTGTTCGCGTGCCACTCGGATCCCGCCCAGGTGACCGAGTCGCCGCGCTCGTACGTTTTGCCCGTCGTCCACACGCCGCGATAAATGTCGCAAGGGAATACGACGGATCCCAAATCCTTGACGCGGTCGCCGTCGACGGCGCGCAGGGTCACCCGGCGTTCGCCGTCGTGCACGACTTCGAGGTCGCCAAACCCGAGGCCGTCGAGGCCCGCCGCGCCGGGCGCGCCGTCGGTCCCGTCCCGGCCGTCGCGCCCGTCCCGGGGCGCGGGGACGGCCTCCAGGGCGGCGACACGGATCCCGACGGCCATATCGCACGCGACGATCCGCGCCTCTAGCGCGGTCGTCGCCGTCGCGACTTGGTCCGCGATGTACCGTTTGATCACGGGCGCGAGGCCGTTCACGATCGCCGCGAGCTCGTCGGCCGTCATGCGGCCCTCAACGCGCGCTCGAACAACGTCCCGATCACGGCGTCGATATGTTTGACCTGATCGCCCGAGGGCGCGGGCGTCGGGGTCGCGGGCGCGGCCAGGGGGGCCGGTTGGGGTTTGGCGAACGGATCGGCGGCGTCGCGCGTCGCGAGGGCCTTGAGCGAAAAGTATTGCTGTTGCATGTACGGCGTATCGCCGCCCGGCACGGGCCCGAGGCCGAAGTATTTCCAGCGGGCCTCGTCGGGAGCCATTGCGCCCGCGCCGATCGCGTCGGCGGCCGCCTTGGTTTTCGTGCTCGTGTCCATCCACACGAGATCGTCGATATCGAATTGCACGCCGTACTGGATCCCATTGATCGGATTCGCGAGGCCGACGCCCTCGTCGTATAGCTGTTCAAAATTCGTCAACAGGGATTGGAGACACTGCGAGTAATAGAGTTGCAACAGCGGTTCAACGCCGGTCGCGAAATGCGGCGCGGTCCCCAGGCCGATCATGAACGACGGGACGTGGAAACAACTACAGACGGTTTCCCCGGTCCATTTCAGTTGCTCGATCAATTGCGCGTCGACGGGGTTCACGATCATCGCCTCGTACTTGAGGCCGTCGCCGAGTACGGCAACCTTGCCGACGTTCTCGCCGGTATAGTTCGTGTCCCAATACGCCTTGAGGCGCGCGGCGGCCTCGTCGCTGATCGCGCCGGGCGCGGTCAACACGCCGCCCGGGTTGCTCCCGTTGGCGAAAAATTTCGACGAGTTGTTTTGGATCGCGAGCCCTTGCATGGCGGCGAGGCCGCACGCGTAGATCGGCGAGACGCCGACGAGCGGGTGAAAGAGACACACCATGGTGTCATGGATGATCTCGCGCGCCGGGACGGTGATACTCGTGACGTCGATCCCCGCGAGGTCGCCCCCGAGGTTGTCGCGCGAGCACTCGTAATAGACGCTCCCGTCAGGCGCGACGAGCGGCCGCACGCGCGAGGGGTCGAGGACATACAACCCGACGACGACGCCGCGTTGATCGCGTTGCTTGAGGACGTACGTATTGCCCCAACAGAGTTTCGACGTGATCCACTGTTCGACAAACTTGTGCGTCGTCTGGTACCGATTCGGTTTGCGGAGGACGGGCGAGAACGACGGACTCGTCGCCTCTTTCCACGTCCCGTCGGGGGCCTGTGCGAGCAATTGCAACGCGAGTTTGCCAATATCGCTCGCGATCAACGTGACGCACGCGAACACGGCGAAGTAGGTCAACGCGACGTCGCGCCGCGCTTCCATGTTCATCTGCCACGCGCCCGTGAACGGTTCGCGCACAACGATCGGAAACCACCCATTCGAGCGGCCGCCGACGTCCTGTAGCGGGGGCGCGGCCTTGACCGAGAGCTCGACGCGCCGCCCGAGCACGGTCGCGCCAAACGTCGCCATTAGCGGGCCGCCGTGACCGTGAACGGCAACGCGTTACTCGCGCCGACGGCGACCGGGACGTCGCCCGGGGTCGCGACGGCGGGCGCGTCGATCGCCGCCGACAACGCGGTCGCCGAGACGAACGTCGTCGCGACGGCCGCCCCGTTCCAGGTGACGGCGTCGCCGTCGACGAACCCGGTCCCGGCGACGGCGAGCGTGAAGGCGGCCCCGCCCGCGACGGCCGTCGACGGGGTCAGACTCGCGACGACGGGCGCGGCCGGGCCGCCGCCGCCGTCCTCGGTCCAGCCCTCGATCGCGACGAACCCGATCGCGCGCAATGTCTCGGCGAGGGCCCGATCGGTTACCGCGTACGCGTCGCCTTCGGCGTGCTCGACGCCGTTTTCGGTGTGATAGGTTCGCGCGACGACGTCGACGGAGTCGCCACTCCGGGGCGCGGCCCCGACGGATCGCCCGACGGGCGCGGGGGCATGGGAACGACGGATGTCAACCATTTATCACTCCGAATCGCAAACCCGGTCAATTCGAGACGCTCGACGAGCTCGGGGTCGACGAGGATCGTGTCGCCCGCGTGCGGGTACTGGCCCAACCAGTACCCGCCCCGCTGGACGATCATCGGGATCGCGTCGGTCATGCCGTGTACGTCGCGACCGTGTACTGGACGCAACCGGCCCTCGCTTTTTTCCAGTTGATAAACCGCTCGGCGCGCAACCCGACGAGGTTGTTCTGCCACAACGATGTGAGGACCGTTGTCGCAACGGGCGGGTTGTCGAGCGCGGAATCCATTTGCACCGACGCTTCACGCGACACGTCGATCGTCACGCCGCCGTCGTCCGCGTAGAGCACGGCGTCGGGTTGGATCATGGCGACCGTCGTCCCCATGGCCTGTGACGGAATGAACGTGAACCCGAGGGCCGTTCCGCCCGTCACGCCGATGCTCGGGAACAACGGTTGTCCGAGCGCGTTAAGCGAGGACGCGAGCGCGAGCATGTTCGTGGCCGACATGAGGACGACGGCCCCGCCGATCGGGATATTCGCGACCGTCATCGCGTTGGCGAGGGCCTGTATGTCCGTGCGCGCGTTGGCGGGCGTCGGCCCCGCCGTCGTGATCGGCGTGACGCCATTCGTGACCGATCCCGGCGAGACGCCCGCGACGGCGGCCTTGGTCGGATCGGTAAATTCGGTATCGAGAAACGCCGCGATCCCGTTGATCATGTCCTGCCGAATGACGGCCTCGGCCGACGGCGTCGACACGCGCGCGAGCTCCTCGGTAATGACGATGATCCCCGCGCACTTGGTAATCGCGAGCGTGATCGATCCGAATTGCAGTTTGCCGACAGGTTTCGGCGCGCCTTGCCCGACCCACTGATAGGTACCGCCCCCGGTTTGCGAGGCGATCGAGACGTTGAACGGGACGCGCCGGAACCCGGGGACTTTCCCGAGGATCGTCGCGGGGCGCAACAGTTCGAGAAACTCACTCGTCAGGGGCGTGAGCGGCGCGAGGGGCCCGGCCCACGTCGCGTCGGTCGTCGTGCCGGGCGCAACCGCCGCCTTGAGGGCGAGCTCGACCTCGGGCGTCGAATCCTGCCAGCGTTTCGCGAATTGGATCGCGTCGGCGTCCGACCCCTTGCCGACGATCTTCGCCATGACGTACCGCGTGAACGCCGTCCCTTTCGGGAGGGGACTCGTCACTTGCACGGAGATCCCCGCGCGCGCGTCGGCGGCGGCCTTCACGCCGACGACGGCGGCGACGGGTTTCGCGGCGGCCGCGTTCAACAGTTCGAGCGCGCGCAAGTCGGCGAGCTCGGCGTCGATCGCTTTGATCTCCAGCGTCAACGTGTCGAAATTCTCTTTTTCGTCGGCCTCTTTCGTGCGGCCTTCGGCTTTCGTCTGGATCGCGTTCAACGCGCCCAGCGTCGCGGCGCGCTTGTTTTCGAGGGCGGTAATTTTCTCGGCGTAGGTCTGTTCAGCCATGGGGGGCGCGACTTTCACCCGTACAACGGGCAAGGGATCCGCAACGCCGGATGTGTGAGGGGCCAACGCGCCCAGGTGCGGCGCGTCGAGCGACTTGATCGCGAGGATCGTCGCCTCGACGTTCGCCGGAATCGTGACGAGCGAGAGCTCGATAATTTCGGTTTTCTTCAGGTGCAACCGGCCCGCCTTGAGCAAGGCCGCGCCGTCTTTGAGAATGCGATACCCGACCGAGACGCCGCGAATGATCCCCGCTTGCACCGATTGCCACGCCTCGTTCGTCCGATCGCGCAGGGTGCCGGGTTCGTCCAGGTAGGGGATCGACGCCGTGAAGGGGATCCCCTCGGGCGTCGGCGTCCCGAGCATCGCCGTTCCGACGGGCCGCTCGCGATCGTGATGAAACAACAACGTGACCGGGTTCGCGAACGTCGCGCCGAGGGGTTCGAGGATGTCCCCTTGCCGATCCATGGTCGGGGTCGTCGCGATCCCCGAGAACGTGCGCGCGGCCGCGTCGATCGCTTTGACGTGCAGGATCGCGTACTCGTGGGCGAGCATGGGGCGTTGACCCGATAGCGTGCGCCCGATCGCCCGAGGTACCTATTTAAAGGTACAAAAAATCACTTCGGCCCGGGATCGTTCGCGCGCAACATGCGGCGGATCCACTCGGCGAGCGTGATCCGCTCGTCGTGCGCCCGCGTCGTTGCGTCCTTGAAATCCTTCGCCGGGATCCGCATGGTGTAGGACACGGATCGCTCGTCGTCGTCGAGCGGCGGGCGGCCGCGCGGGCGTTTCTCGCTCATGGCGTCCCCCCAAATACGATCATTTGATACGCGGGCGGCGCGCTCGACGGTTGCCGAATCCAAATCGCCAACGCCATATCGAGCGCGACTTGCCCGTCGATCTTGTCGGCCGCCTTGTCCTTGTCGGGTCGCGTGTCGCCTCGGAGCCCGTGCCGAATCACATAGTTCGCCGCCATCCAGGCGAGGATCTCGTCGCCGCCATGACAGAGCGTGCGCGCCGCGACGAGCTCGCCCTTGCGCCGGATCGCCTCGGTCAATTGAAACCCTTGCGGTTGATCGATCATGTCGACGCCGTCGCCGATCAAGTGTTGCGCGAGTTGCTCGGCAAACCGTTTGTCATAGGCGACCGACCGGATCCCGTCCCGGTGACAATCCGCGCCGACCGTCGCCTCGACGGTGTCGTAATCCGTGGTTAACCCCTCGGTCACGGTCAACAACCCGCGCCGTTGCCACTGCGCGTACGGCCGATGGGGGTACTTGGTCAACGCGGCCGACGGCAACCAAAACCGACACTTGACCACGACGCGCCCGTCGTCGAGCGTCCAGACGCGCACCCAGGCCGTAAAGTCGTCCGACATGCCGAGGTCGAGCCCGCCGTAACACGGGACGCCGACGAGCTCGGCGTCGGGCGGCGGCGGGGCACACTCGAACCACGCGGCCATATCGATCGCGCGCGTGTGCTGTTGCGTCCACACGCAGAAATTGAGGCGAAGGACGGTATTCGTCTCGCCCGGGATATTGCGCGCCGCCGACACTTGATCGGCGAGGTACTCGCGTTGAATCGAGACGCCCAGGTTGGGATTCGCTTTGATATGACACGCCTCGTCGACGAGCGGGTCGTCGCCGGGCCCGAGCGCGCACACGTACGCGAACCACCGATCGTCCTCGACCGTCCCGTCGAGGATATGCCGACTGTGTTCGTGATGCTGAAAGCAAATCGAGGTACGGTCACTGCCGGAATTCGTGATCTCGGGGAACAATGCGTCCAGGTTGCCCTTTGCGCCCGCGCGGATCTTGTTCACGGTGTCGGGGTTCGGGTGTTCGTGGAGCTCGTCGATCAACCCCATATGCGGCCGCGTGCCCGACTTCGCCGACTGTTCGCGCGAGAAGGGCCGGAAAAACCCGAGGCCGTACGCCATGTTGTGCACCGACTGGATCCCCGACTTGCGGATCCGTTTCGAGAGCGCGGGCGAGGCGTCGACCATCCGCACGGCGTCGCGGTACATGACCATCGCTTGATCGCGATCGGCGGCGGCCGCGTAAATCTGCGGGGCAATCTGCCCGTCCATGGTCAACCCGTACAACCCGATCGAGGCGAGCAACGGGGTTTTGCCGTTGCCCTTGCCGACTTCGATATACGCGTTGCGGTACCGCCGATGCCCGCTATCGAGGATCCAGCCAAACAACGATCCGACGATGAACGCTTGCCAGGGTTCGAGGACGAACCGTTTCGGGTTGCCGTCCTCGTCGGCCGTGTCGGGGAGTCGACACCATTGCTCGATAAAGTCGATCGTATGGTTCGCGGCGCGGGGGTCGAACGTGAACCCCTTGCGCGCGCCCTCGACCTTGTCGCGTTCGTGGCGTTCACACGCGAGGGCGACGAGCGGGCCGACGACGATCCGCCCGCGCAACACGTCCCGCGCGTACGCGTGCACCCGATGGATCACACGACGCCCCGCGCAATCCTCAGTCGCATACCGTCCCCTAGTACGGCAATCTTTCGATCGGGCCATATCCGCTCGGCCGCCTCGCGAATATTCGCGGCGGCCTCGACGCTGATCGGCCCGTCTGTTTCGATCACGATCACATCGTTTGGTTTCACGTCGGCGATCGCAATCTCCTTGACCGAGGGGATCGCGATCAATGCTTTGAGAGCGGCGCGCCGATCCATAACCAACCAACCTTTCATTTCACGCGCGCCAGTCGCGGCGGCCGCGCCCGCTGGAAGAGCGCAAACTCGTCAACGGCCTCGACGGCGGGCCCGACCGTTTGCACGCGCGGGCGTTGCGTCGGCGTCAACCCGAGCTCGATCGCCGCCTTCAAAAACAACGCGTACGCCTTGTTCGCGAGCGCGATCACGGGGTTCGCGACCTTGCCCCCGTGCGCCCCCTTCACCAAAAACCCGCCCGACG